GTTTATGCCCCTGTTAGCCCATTCAATAGTGAGTAAATTTAGACTGCGCCTAGCTGTACGGAGCTGGTAACCAGACCGCATCTCAATGCCACAACGTTCATATGCCTCTTCCGCTATCTCATTAAAAGGAAGATTAAATGATGTTGTTCCGCTAGTGGTTATAGCCATTATCTAAATCCTGCTGTTTTCTTTGAAATACTTTTAGGTTGTGCTACAAACTGCTTACCCGCTGCTTTACCAGCTCTTTTAGCTCGTGTTGTTGCAGCATACTCAGCTGGTGACAATGCCTTTATAGCAGCCGATGGCAAGTAACGTTCTCCTGTCTTAGAAGAAGGTTTGCCAGACTTGGTACGCCACTTCTGGTCTCCCCAATCCTTTAGGGATTGCTGTGGTGCTTTCAATCCTTATACCCTCCACCTGCGGCTTTATACTTCTTAGCTACAAGTTGTGCTTTACGAGCTGACCATTGACCAGCACCTGTACCTTGTGTAGCAGCAGACATTACTTTAGATACAATGCTTTTTCGTAGACTTGGCTTAGTGTAATTACCAGCAGCATTGACTTTCCCACCTTTTTTAAGACGAGCCGAGCCATCATTCTCCATAAGGTCTGGAATTGTATTAAACTTCTTTTTCTTAGGAGGTGCCTTCTTTCTGCTGGCTGCTTCTTGTGCCATCTCTGAAATTGCTTCTTGTGTAATGGTAGGTAACCCATTGTTACCTCTACCTGCGCTACCACCATCTACATCTTCACCAATAATAGAGCCGGGAATACCACCTACACCCATCTTCTTAACACTCCCGCCCTTCTTGTACATAGACACTTCATCAGGATTGTCAGTACGGGTGATGGTTCTCTTCTTAGGCATCTTAGAGGAGCTTATGGCTCCCATTCCACGAGAGGACCTCATGCTCTGGTCTTTCCTCTGATAGCACATCCATCACGGCTTGATGTTGAGCCTCCTTTAGCCATCTTGACTACCTTGGCACTACCTTTAGCCTTCGTTTGGATAGGGCTTTGTCCTTTAGCCATACCACCCTTCTTCATAGGGGCAGTGGGCGCGACTTGAGGAGCAGCCATAGGAGGTCTAGGAGGCATCATGCCAGTAGGTTTTGGAGCCACACCACGAGGAGCTTTCTTCTTAGCCATCATAGCTATACGAGGGTCTACAGGGGCTTGAGGAGGCATCATAGGAGCACCACCCATAGCCATCTTAACCTTACCACCCTTTTTAAAGGCAGTCTGGTTATTGGCTGCATAAGGCATACCGGGGGTTGCAGGAGCATTCAACATAGTATTCTGTGGTGCTTGTTGTTGCATAGGGAATTGCTGGTTAGGGAATGTAGCCCCACCCATATACCCACCATTAGCAAATCTATGAACCTTAAGAGCTGTTCTACCACCAGATGCCATTTTATTGACCTTACCGCCAGCATCATAACCACATCCAGCAGACATACCGCCCTTTTTCAGCTTAAGAGAAGTGCCTTTACCACCCTTATGCTCTTGCAGGTCATGTTGTTTAAAGGCTTTTTTAATCATAGCTTTATCTTGTTCTTTATCCATTTTCATTTCTGATTTCTCAGAATGCATATCTTTCTTATCCATGATGCCACCTTTTCTAAATGTTTTACCTTTATCGGCTTTACTATACTCTTGCCCCACCTTCTGGGATACTCCTACCTTCTTAGCAAAGGCTGGGTTATGAGCTATTGCCTCCATAAAATTGTGCTGCTTTTTGCTTTTACTAGGCATGAGCTTCTCGCCTAATATTCATGGCATCAATCTTGTCTTCAAGCTTTTTAAACCCTGCATCAAAACGGTCCATAATCTTTTCTAAGTCCCTATGAACCTCAACACGGGTGATGTGGTCTCTAGCTACTTCTTCTCTAGTACGATTAATTAGCATACCTAGTCTATTCACTTCCTTAAACTTTTCCATAACCATGAATCCTACCACTGCTAGGATTGCCGTTAATAGAGTGTTCCATATCATCATTTCCATTACGCAGCAGCCTTTTTAGTTTCTAGTGGACATAACATTGGATAAAGATAGTCTTCACCGAATGAACCTTCAAACTCAGTGACACCTACATGACCTAACTTAATGGTTGGGTCAATCCATACCTCATAGCCATGTTCTCTAGCTCTATCGCAGAATAGATAGTCTTCGCCTACATAACCTTCTAGAGTTGATTTGAAATCAAAGAAAGAATAGGATGGCTTATCCTGTATGCGTTCATCCATGTATTGCCACTCAGGATGGTTATCTCTAAGCGTTTCAAATACATCCCTACGGATAATCATAAAGGCAGTGGCTACACGTTTAGCTCTAACTAAGCCCATACGATTCATCTGTACCTGTTGGTCTTCATCCACATCTAAGGTAGATATATAGACCTTGCCTTTTTTACGGGCTACAGGAATACCAGCAACAATACCCTTTACAGGGTCGCTATTCCAAGCCATAAGCCTGAAAATGTCATTGGCATCAAAGTTAATGTCTGAATCAATAAACATGAGGTCGGTACAATCCGACTCCAAGAAATCATATGCAATCAGGTTTCTAGCCCTGCTCACAACTGAACACCCAGATATATTACCTACCTGAATCTCAATGCCATGCTCTTGTGCTAGAACGCAAAAATGAGCAAACGATATTGCCCATTTAGTGGTTACCTTAAAATCATAGGAAGGAATGCCAATCATGACCTTCCGACCTACTAAATTAAAAGCCTCTTCTTTGGGTTCCATAGTTATCCGTAGAAAACAGTAACTGTCATATTTGCTGGTGTTGTTGCATATATACCTGAACTGCAAAGAATGCCCTGTCCCGGTATTATCACATTTACTGCACCAGCAATAGCGGGTGCTACAAAGCTAAATTTAACCGTACCGCCAGAACCGTTTTGCAAGGTCATAGTTCCACCAGCAGCAGGTACAGAAACAACCATACCTTTAATACGAGCAGGACCAGCAAATACGGCAGAATTTGTTTGTGCAGCAGCAATAGCAGTTGCTAATACATCAGTTTGCATCATAATTAATCTCCTTGATTAATATGGGGGTTTCCCCCCATAAGATTAACTCTGAGAAGCAGTTGGGTTTGCAGCCCCGTCAGAATTACGCACAGAGTAGGTAATGATGATGGTTGCAGCACCAGTAGTCAACGCAGTACCAGCTAATGTAAACAGTACAACAGCATCAGTAGTGCCAACGTTTAGCCACAAAGCAGGAGTAGTTGCGTTAGCAGTCAAGCTAATGCCGCCTACGCTAGTAATTGTGCCAGTGGTAGTGAAATCAACAGCACCAATGCTTAGTTTGGCAGTAGTAGCCGCACTAAAGACAGTGGAAGTTACAATTTTAATATCTGTACATTGTGAGCCAGCAGGAAGAACAAAAGCAGTACCAGTAAGGGTACCAAAAACAACATCAGCAGATTGAGAAACAGTGGTAACACCCATGTTTTCAATAGTTCCAGCGGTACTACCAGTTGTGTCTTTAACGGTTCCAAGTCTCCAAGGACCTAGGTGAGTAGCAAAACCCATTGTAAATCTCCTTTATGCAAAAGTCCCTACACCATCGTTGCATCGTCTGCTGGGACAGTTGGCATAGGTAAATACCCAGTAATATGTTTATACACGCTTTTTGACCAGTTTGCAACTACCTATAAGTAAAAAACCCTGCTTTTTAGGGCAGGGCTTTTCCTATACACAGCAGCTATTAAGCTCCTGCTGAACCAAACATTCCGAGTGGGTCAGACCAGCCAAAGCTGTAACGCTCACGAGACTTGTATCTTACGTTACCAGTATCGAAATCACCATCCATTGAGTTGCTTAACGGAGTACGCACAAAGTGCTTCATGCCGTTAGGTACATCAGTGGTTAGGAACCAAGCATTTGTGTCAGTCAGGAAGTTATTAACAGTGTAACCCTCTGATACTGAACCATTATTCTTGATAGCGTTGATGTCATTGTCAGTTGTACCAACACGCAACTCTGTCTCTAGGAGACGAGTAGCTACGAATTGCAATGCTGGAGGAACAACTAGCTTTTTAGGTTTAGCAGCAATCAACAGACCACGTTCGTCAGTCCATGCAGCGATTTGAATAACAGCGGCTTCCAGAGAAGTCTCATTCAAATCAGCAGGAGTACCGGGTTGGTTGCTGTTGGTGCCACCGCTTACCAAAGGATGACTTGCTGAGAACAGAGGAACGCCATCACCACCGTAATAAGCGGCAGAGTTAGTGAATCCGTTGTTCAACACAGCAGCAGCTTTGACTTGCTTGGTGTATGCCATAGCACGAGCTAGAGCCTTGGTGTATCGAGCTGACAACGAGTCATACAAGTTATCTTCGATTGCTTCTTCTGTTAGGGAGAAGCCCAATGCGATAGTTTCGTGGTTGTAGCGAGCTGTGAAGGCTTCTTGTGCATTGTCATAAGCGATGGCAGAGCCTTCGTTTTTAACAGGTGCAGCAGAGAATCCAGACAGTTTTGTTTCTTCTTCAAAAGAACGCTCAGATGATTCAGTATCATAAATCTCTTTATGTTGCTGACCATACTGTGCATACTCTAGACCAAACAAAGCGTTCAGTCCGGGAAGCAGTTCTTTCAGTAGTTGTGCGCGTGAAATAGCCATTTAGTCGCTCCTTAAGCTGCTGTTACAACATTGGTTGCAGATGTATAGGTATGAACGCCAAAATTGAACTTGACAATCACCTCCGTATACGAACCAGATGCATTAACAGTGGCTGGAACAACATCAACAATCCTGAAAGGAAGAGTTGTAGTGGAACCAGTTGAATTGTAAACACCTTCTTTTGAATTGCCAGTAGTAGT